CCCGTCTGGTACCCGGTGCTCGCCAGGTCCTGATTCAAACCCGATGGCACGAAGATGATCTGGCGGGACGAGCGCTTAATCACGAGCCATGGCATGTCGTATCCCTCCCAGCACTGGCAAAGCCCGATGATACTCTGGGCCGAAGCGTGGATGAGCCTTTATGGTGCGACGATGACTACGGCTATGGTGCTCAACTGCTTGGCCTTAGGGACACTACTCCACCTCGGGTCTGGAGCGCGCTGTACCAGCAATCCCCGGCCCCGGATGAGGGTGATTTCTTCAAGGAAGAATGGCTGAAACCCCGTGATATCATACCACACCATTCGACTCTGCGAGTGTACGGAGGTTCCGACTACGCCGTCACCGCCTTCGGTGGGGATTATACCGTCCACCTCGTCGTTGGGATTGATCACCTTAACAACATGTACCTGCTCGACGTGTGGCGGCGCCAGGCCACAAGCGATCAATGGGTCGAAGGCTTTTGCGATCTCGTGCAGAAGTATCGCCCCCTGGAGTGGGCGGTTGAGCCGGGCCAAATTAAAAGCGGCGTTGGCCCGTTTCTCGAAAAGCGCATGAGACAGCGCAGGCTGTATGTCAACAGTAGGCCATTTTCGACCCGTGGCGACAAGGCAGTCAGAGCCAGGTCCATACAGGGCAGAATGGCGCTGGACGGACTTTACTATCCGAAGAACGCCAATTGGGTCAGCGATTTCCTGGCGGAGATTTTGAGCTTTCCGGCCTGCAAGCACGACGACCAGGTCGATGCGCTGGGCCTGGTCGGGCAACTCTTGGATGTCATGGTGGTGGGGAAACTGAAGCAAAAGCCGACGCCCACCTTGCCGGACGACGGCTATCAACCCCGCAAGATCAAGACCGTCGATCACATGACGCTGTAGGAGTCGCAATTGCGATCCCGGAGTCTGTACACGCGCTATATATAAAGGGTCACGCAATGGTTGATTTCTCCCCTTTGCGCTACTTGGCCAATGATCCGAACAAGCCCTATGACCCGCTTGGAGCCATGAATCCAATAACGTCTGGATTGGCTAGTCTGGCTTATCGCGGCTTCATGGCGCCGGGACAGGCTTTGGCTTCCACAACGCCCATCACTTCGGAACAGATGATCGCACCGGCCCAGGACATGATGGCGCTGATGGCGGGGGGCGGCGTACCTGCGGCTGAACGAGGTGCGGTCGGCGCTTTCGGCGGACGCCTTGCCAGCACCACAGGAGACGAACTGGTTTCGAATCTTGCTCGCGCGCCAATGACCACAGCCAATGAAAGCGCTCCGTTCGTCCGTCCGGCCTTCGGAAGATATGAAGGCGCGGTCAAGCAGCAGCAAATCGAAAGAATGGTTGGTCCGGACACCCCTGTTGGAGATCGGGATTACTGGAGAAAGCTGGCAGATCAACAGGGTCTCACATGGGCCTCCGGTCGGCCAAATCCTTCCTTTGCTGCACGCAAATATTCCGAAGGTGGAAAAACAGCCATGATCATCAATTCGGATGGCACGCGATCGCTTTTCCATGATGGTCAACTGATAACCAGGGAATTCAGCAGGGATCTTCCGAAAGAATGATCTCTCTCGACGAAACCGGCAACCTCGGCCAGTTCTCCGATGGCTCGACCTCCCCGTTGGGCTATGACAAGAACGGCAATCCGTACCCCTCGATCGTCAAGCGCCGCCGCGCCTTCGAAAACTACGCCTATGCCAAGGGCCGGGAAATCGACGAACAGAGAATGAGCTGGCGCTACTACCACGTCGATCAATGGACCATGGAGCAATTGCGGATTCTGAAACGGCGGCAACAGCCCGCCATTACCTTCGACCGAACCGGAAGAAAGATCGACAGTCTTTCCGGCACTATCCGACGCTTGCGAACCGATCCCAAAGCCTATCCCAACACACCGAATGGAGAGCAAGGTGCTGAAGTTGCTACACAGGTTATTCGGACGATTTGCGACGCTTCCATGGCTGAAGACCTTGAAGTGGAGTGTTGTCGCGATGCTCTGATCCACGGCATCGGCATTTCCGAACTGGTGCTTCGAAAGGGCGACAAGCAGGACCCCGACCTGGCCTTTGCCTATGTCGATCCCCGAACCTGGTTCTACGATCCCCGCTCCACCAAGAACGATTTCCACGATGCCCGGTTTCATGGCGTCTACAAATGGGCCGACGCCGACGAACTGGAAAGTGCCTTTCCCGACCGCAGTGACATGATCCGGCAGTCGATCAACAATGACGGCGGCTACTGGACTTCGTTCGATACCGATCGCGAGCCGATGTGGATCGATATCTATCACCGGGTCCGTCTGGTCGATCACTGGTACAAGGAAGGCAACATCTGGAAATGGTGCCTGCACACGGGCGTCGTCGAGTTGATGAGCGGCGAGTCCCCCTTCATCAACGAGCGCGGCCAGTCGATCTCCAAATTCCACGGCTTCTCGGCCTATATCGATATTCACGGCGACCACTACGGCTTGATCCGTAGGTTGAGGGGGCCGCAGGACGCCATCAACCAGCATCGCAGCAAGGCCATCCACATCATGAACACCCGCCAGATCCGATTGAAGGAAGGCGCGGTGGATGATGTCGAGGTGACCCGAAGGGAAGCCGCACGTCCCGATGGCGTGCTGGTCTATCGCGGCGACCAGAAAGACCTCGACGTAATCCAGCCGGATCAGGAATTCATCCAGCAGACCTCGTATTACCAGGACGCCAAGACCGAGATCGACGGCTTCGGCCCCAACCAGCAGTTGATCGAGAAATTCGGCCAGAACGTCTCGGGGCGTGCCGCCAACTTCCTGCAGCAGGCGGGGTTGGCCGAGCTGGGACCGTTCCTGAAGAATTTCCGGATGTGGAAGCTGGAGCGCTACCGCGCCTGTTGGCTGGCGGCGCAGAAATTCTGGACCGCCGACCGCATGCTGAGAGTCAGTGGCGATCAGCAGATCGCCCAATTCCTGCAGATCAACGGCGTTCAGATGAACGAATTCGGGCTCCCCGTGCTGGTCAACATGCTCGGCAATATCGACGTCGAAATCAAGATCGACGAAGGCCCCGACAACGAGACCGTGATGGGCGATATCTTCGACCTGTTGATGGCGCTGTCGCAGAACAACGTGCCGGTGCCCCCGGCCGCGATCATCGAAGCCTCCAATCTGCCGATGTCGGAGAAAAAGAAGCTGCAGCAGATGATCAGCCAGCCCGATCCGTTGAAGCAGCAGGCCGGGCAACTGGCGCTGCAGGACAAGGCCGCCGACATTCAGAAGAAGCAGGCCGAAGTCGGCAAGATTCAGACCGGAAGCATGCTCAACATGGCGAAGGCCCGGACGCAAGGCATGCCATCACCACCGCCACCACCGCAAACCCCGCTGCAGACCGCGCAGCAACTGGCCGATATCAACGAGACCAATGCCACCGCCATGCACAAGCGAGCCTCGGCGCAAAGCCTGTACCACAAGGCGCTGATCTCGCCGCTGCAGTTGCTGGGTGAGCACGCGCAAAGAAACGCCGACCGCCACGGCGAGGTGGTGGACCGGGTACTGGATCATTTCCACCGCAGCGCCGATCGCGCCACTGACTCAGGCCATCAGCATGCCCAGCGCGCCATGCCCAAAATGCCACCGGAGACAGGATGATGACGAATTCGGATCAGAAAAAACCAGAGGCGCCGCCGACGGTCGAACCACTCGGCCACAAGAACCCGCCGGTCGGCCCGACAACCGGCAAGCCTCTTGCCGACTGGAACAAGTTTCGCGATTACGAGAATTTCAATCCGACCGCTGAGAAGTAGCGGAAGAGAAAAATCGCAACTCACGTTGGCAGCGAACGACATCGCTGCATCACGTCCCGCACGAACGAAATCGCGCGCCCCTGTGAACGGGGAACGGTTCACTTCGCCTGCCGTGCGCGAAAGCGCGGCCACGTTGCCGGATCACGACAATTCCGGGGAGACTGAGATTGAGTGATGTGACCCAGAACGATGGTGAATTGTTTCGAGAAGCGCTGGACGCGCCGACCCTGGACAAGTTCGAAAATCCTGAAATCAAGCCGGAAGCCAAGCCGGAAGTAAAACAGGAAGAACCCAAACCAGAGATTGACGCCCAGGTTCCTTCGGCGCGGCTTCGTGAAGAAAGCGAGGCCAGGCGCAGGCTGGAGCGTGAGCGGGACGAGTTGCGGGCCAGGCTGGCCGCCTTCGAGGTGCAGCCAAAACCGCAAGGACAACCGCAACAGAAGCTCGATGTGTTCGACAACCCTGCCGCCTTCGTGCAGCAGGAGGTGACGCCGCTGCTGCAGCAAATCCGCGAGGAAATGCAGGCCACCCGCGAGAGCATGAGCG